AGTTGCAGCTGTGATTGTTGGCTTATTCTTAATGAAATCAAGTGCAGTATTATTTGACTGATTCCAATCTGATTGAATCTGTGCAGCTGGAATGTCATCAGTAGTCGCAATGATATAACTGCCTGATGTCTTATCAGGAAATTCTAATATAACATTATTTCCAGTTGAGACATCTGTATTTTTTAGCTGGCTTTCTACATCACCGTTATGTAATCCTAAAATAGCATCCTGACTGATATATGAATAAGTTGAATTATTCACATTTGATGTGCCTACTGCTCCATTGCTTACTTCACTATATGCTGTGCTTAAGTCACCAACATATATTGCATTTGTGGTAGTAGCTCCCTGATCAGTTACTTCTTGCAAGTTTTGTGGCTCATCAATAAATGAATCCCATACAGCAGCTCCATCTGTATTGTCAGTACAGATATACTTGTTTTGATTATTCATATCAAAGAATATACTGCCTACTATATATCCTTTTGTAATATCATCATTTATGCCTGGTACAGTATTATTGATTGAATTGGCTCGGATGATTTGACCACTATTGTTATCAAGAAAATACTGAATACCATTCTCCCACTCATCCTGGTAGCCAATTGAACAAACTCTAGCAATACCACCACCAGCTCCATTGTCAATTGTGCCGCTTTGAAGCCTTGAACTGTTCTCCAAAATCAATGCACTGCTATCAAGATTGATGTCATTGGTTGTGATATTTCCCTCATCAGTTACTGATTGTAGATCTTGAGCTGTAGTTGTCACGTTTATATTAGTAGTTGCCATTAGCTTAGTGTTATATTGATTGTATTATTTTCAGTTGTATTTTGTGTGAATGTATCCTCAAGAACTCCATTTACGTATACGTTGTATGTCGTTGTAAGATCTCCGCATCCAGTCTCTGGAGGAGTTCCATTCTCAAAATCATAGTTATCAAATGGAATATCACACCAATTCTCTGCATCAAATACGTTCAATGATAGCAGCATTGTCCATCCTGCGACCATATCCTGTCCTCTATTGATGAATGGATCTGTGGATATCTCTGTGGTGACATCAGCAAACTCAGTCCATCTATACTGTTGCAGAGTTGTTTTGATATCATTACAGATCAGCAAGCAGTCCGAATGGACCTCATTGATCTGTCTGTACTCTGAATGATTGTACTTATCACAGATAGTGATCCCGATATTCACTCTGACATACCCGGCACCCATCCCTCCAGGCTGAACTGTAGCTACACAAAGCGGATATGTTGCAGCATCTCTAGAGATGGCATCTAAGAATTCACCCTGAAAAAAACTACCGTTTAGCTGCCTGTGTTGATCTGCGATCACCTTCAGCTCGGCCATTATTTGATTTAGTGTCTTTTCCATTTAGGTATTCTTTCAGTTTGTCGATCTGTTTCTTTGTTGCTTTGAACTGCTTCATACTATCCAGTTGATAGGCTTGTAGCCTGTATGGTCCTTTCTTACTGATTCATTGCATTCATTCGTCTCACAGCATATGATGTACTCTGGATACTTGGTCCCATTGTCATCCTTAAGGTATCCGATTAAACGCTCTTTGTAAAAGTACGCATCTTTTCTCAGCATGTTGCGAAGATTAGCAGTCTGCTCATCAGTGTTCGGAGTCATTGTCTCGTCATCCTGTCTACCCACAGCTTTGTTGGTTAGCTTCTCATTCAATAGCTGCGCTGCTCTGTAGTCAACGAATGCGACCAAACAAGGCACCACGTAGTTATTCATCAGATCCAGGTAGTCCTGAGTCCAAGTGCTTGTCTCAACACGAGTGAGCAGAGCCTTGTACAGTGGAGTTCCAAGGGCAGGCTGCAAATGCATATCTTGAGATCTCATGATGCATACGCTCAGGATCTTAGTATCCGTATTGCTATGGATGAGACCGAGCTTTTTTAGGTTTTCGACTGATAGTAGGTAGTTCATTATTTCTTAATTACAAGTTGTTGCACCCAAATATGTCTACAGTACGGAGTTGATGCGCCTGTATCTGGATTCGTATACCAGCCACCTCTGTATCTCCATACATCTCTGTCCACCCTGGAGCTGATGCTGTTGATGTCATCCCGAGTATAGAGCCTATTGAGTCCAAGTAAACGCAGACAAAAGTCTCTGCTCTTAGTGATCACCGGAGGAACACCTGGTCTTTCTTGATAGCTATAAACTACCTGAAACCGATCCACCGGTGCAGGCTTCTGCTCAGTGACTTGCTTTCCCAAGTCATTGATCTGCCCCTCTGAATAGATCCCTAACTCAGTCAGCTTGGCAATACTCTGCGCGATCTGCTCAATAGTGGTTCCTGTTGCCTGTGCGATAGCTGTTGAATCCTCACCATTGGCAAGCATTGATATGATATTCTTATCCAGGTCATTCAAGATCAGCTGAAGCTCTCCGATAGTGGCAAACATCATCTCCTCACGTTTGAATACCTCATCAGCTGGGGTATCCCATTCAATGATTTCACTCTTGATCACCTTGTATTCACTTGCATCAAGGCCATATTCAGAGAATATTCCAATCTCATCAGAGCTGAATTCGTGTTTATGATCGCAGCTTTGTACCATTGATACCGGCAAACCCACAATTTTGCGAGCTTGAGCCTCGTCAATACTTGGGAATGATGCCAGAACAATCTGCAAAGCAGAGTCTGCTGTGAGTATTCCTTGCTTGATGTTAGCTACAATCTCAACAAGTGATGCAATCTGCGCTCCATTCAGTGCGCTCTTGGCCACATCGACTGCTTCAGGTGCCTGAGTATCTACAGGAGCTGCCGAAGGCTGAGCAGATGGAGCTGCCTCAAGCACTCCTATTGGCTTCACATCAGCCAGCTTCAGCACTCCCAGTGATCCTGATAACTTGCTCATATAGTTAAGCAGCCATTCAATCTGTTTTTGTCGGGCTTCGACATATGTCTTTTTGTAGATCTCAAATAGATCCGCTGTCTCAGCTGCATTGAAAGATCCATTCGGAGCAATACCAAATAAAGATGGAGCTACAACAGAATGTGCTACAAGGATATTCTGTTGCACTGATTTCTCAGTCATCAGATATCTTTCGTGTAGGTTATTCCCACTCAATGGCAATACTGTCGGAGCTTCCTCTGCACTATTACTGAATGTGATGATGATCTCTCCTGCATCCTCCACAGATTGTGTACGGCCTTTGATCTGATCCTTAATCTTTCTCTCCTCCTCCGCAGTCTCTGGATAGCCTGATGCCAGGTTGATCAATGTTCCTGCCTTGAATCCGTTCTGTAGTTCGTACATGTGGAACTTAGAGATGTCCACATCAGTCTGAATAGCAGTGATTCCACCATAGTATGGAGGCTTTGGATAGATTCCTTTCTCTCCTTTGGCTTGTTTAGATGGCTCTTTGTAATACAAGATGAATGATCCTGATCTGTTGTCCTCATCAAGAGCTGGATAGCTTCTGAAATTAGTTGTGTCAGGAGTCTGCTGCATAGCGGACCAATCATCAGAAACATAGTACAGTCTCTCATCCTCAGTCATGCGTATGAAATCAACACCGATGTATTCCCATCTCACCACGCGAGATCCTTCTCTGTTCCAGGTACCAATCACTGCCATGGCTCCGAATAGCTCAAAGTCAAATGCCATGCGCTGCACGATCTCATTCATGTCAAAGTCAGCGAAGCTGTTGTTTAGGAATTGACTTGCATCACCGGATACAGTTTGAATACCTCCACCAGCAATGTAGTATGTTTTATTCTTAATGATCCCCTGATGCCATGCTGATCCTTGCAGCATCTCAATCAAGAAAAAAGGATAGTCATTCTTTTTGCCCCATTTCATGAATCCTTTATTCCTATCTTTCTCTTCGATAGGCTTCTGGTATTCTTTGCTGAATGATATGCTTGTGAGCTTATTCATATATGTTGTTTACTATTGTTGTTGTGAATTCATTTGCAGGACTGTCAGTCTCATATACATGCGCTCGGCCTTCCTCGCATAGTGATGTGGCAAGATCAGGATCTAAGTTGCTTGGACTGCTCTGCTCATATATTTTATACGTGTAGAATCCATCATATGGGAATGTTAAATCAACCCCATCAGTCAATTCAAATTCATCGTACCTGGTAGTGCCTGTGCTGATGTTTGGCAAGATACAGTACACCTTTTCAAATGACTGCTCATGCATAAACTCAAAGAGCCAATATGGACTACTTAGAGTCTTCAGCTCTGTCACTGTCACTATCAGTGTGCTTGTCTGATTTCTTTCCAGTCTCAGCATCTTTCTTGATCATTTTAATTTTTGACTCCCCAGGCTCAAAGATATGAAGCAATCCTATCTGAATATAAAATTCCTCGTTGCCTAATTCAATTGTGAAATACCGATTCAGTATCTGTGATTTCACTTTTGATCCTATCAGTTCCTTCTTTATTTTCATAGTGCTAATTTACAAAAAAAGGGAAAGGGCAAACCCTCTCCCTTCTATTGATGGATGACAGTTATTAAACTGCTGGAGATTGCTGAGTCAACAAAGTAGTGATGATACCAGGAGCAACATCAGGAACCTCGTTGTTTTCAAGGCCTGCAAGTACGATAGTGTGACCATTACGATCAGACTTTAATACTCCAGATGTATACTCAGATGCATCATTCACCTGTAAACCTTCATCAAGTCCAAGGGCAACATAGTTACCATCAGCCTTTTCAACCAAACATACTACCTCATTCTGAGCAAGCAAGTGGATTTCAGCACGAAGCTCCTTTGTATCTGATGCCAGGATCATGTTCAAAGTTTGCTCATACCACAAAGTTCCATTGTCTTTGTTTACTCGGATAGGTGCAGTGTAGGATGACAGATTGCTTTTTAATTTGTACTGAAATACCTCACCTGTGACAGTCAATGTTGTGATCTCATTGTTTGTCAAAGTAGGTCCAGTTGCGATTGCGCTAAGTGGGAAAATAATCACGCTCTTGATACCACCTTTTCCATTGGTACAAGTTCTGTCATTATAGCCCGTAGTCATCAAACAAGACATAAAAATCGATTTAAAAATTTAAAAAAAGGGGGACCGAAATCCCCCGGTTATTTCTTAGTTTGGTGAACCTGTTCCGTTCCACACACCGATCTGATCCAAGAATGGAACCTGAAC